CACATCTTCCTCTTCAACCACATCTTCTTTGACCGTTGGGGTTACTGGTGGTTTTGGCTTTGTCTCTGGCTTTTCTTCTGCTGGTTTTCGTGGAAGTCCTCCAATCATCTTTCCACCCATTGCATCTTCTACCATTTGGTCAAATTGGTCATAATCTGAAATTGCCTTTGAACCTTCTCTGGCGATCTTCGTTATTAAACCAGCCACTGGGCTTGAAGCGCTTATAACATCTTCCATTTTTTTAAGGTTTTCTGGATCTATATTTTTTAACGATTCAATTCCTCTGCCAACCTGCCTTCTTACCGTATCTATGCCTTTTTGCCAAAATCCAGGTTTATCAACAGCTGGAGCTGCTGGAGGTGGAGCTACTGCAGTGGTTGGAACCACCGGAGGGGAAGTCACTGAATCCGCAGCATCTCTTATATTTTGTAAAGATGGAACCGATACAGGAGCCGAACCACGACGCGCTTGCTCTGTTATATCCTGTAAAGTTTGCCTATCTTGATAACCCTTTCTCGTAAGCCCAGGATCAGCACTAGTAGGTCTTGCGACATTAGGAGGTATTGGTGGGCTAGTGTCTCGTGGAACCTGCGTAGTTGGAACCCGCCTTTGATACTTAGCTCTACCTCTTTCTGCCGCTTCTTCCATTCTCGCTTTTTCTTCAGCAGTAGGTTGTCTAACCTGTTGCAGTCTATCAAAGTCTTCATCCGTAAAACCTCTACCAGTAGCTCTTTCTATAGGAGATACACGAACCATATCGTCTTCTACAGTTCTTCTAGGTTTAGGTTTAGATCTAGGTATTGGCTTCGGTTTTGGCTTTGCCTTCGGTACAGGTTTAGCTCTTCTGGTAGCTTTTTTTGCATCACGAGCAGGAGGTCTTGTGGGCCTTGTATTTTTCGGCTTTGTAGGCGCACGATCTTTTTTAGCGGCTTTTTCTTGAGCCGTCCTTTCTCTCTTCGCTTTTAATGCAGCCTTCAGTTGTTCTGATATCGATTTCGGTTTTGGCTTAGGCGAAGGTATAGGCTTCGGCACAGGTATAGGCTTAGGTCTAGGTTTAGGTTTAGGTTTAGGTCTAGGCGTAGGAGAAGGAATCCTTGGAGTAGGAGAAGGAATCCTTGGTGTAGGAGCCGGTCTAGGTTTTGGCTTCGGCTTAGGTTTCGGCTTTGGTTTAGGTTTAGGTTTCCGCTTAGGTTTTGGCGCAGGAGGAACAGGGGCAATCGCACTTCCAAACAAAAAATCACGAGAAGGAGCCTTTCTAGCCTTCGGCTTAGGCTTAGGCTTTGCCTTTGCTTTTGCCTTTGGAGCTATCTTTTTCTTTATGCGCTTTTTTTTCGGCGGCGCGTATTTTGTTCTTCTAGGCCCAGATCTATTAAACATACTTTTTAATAACCACCATAAGGGGAAGATGTGTCTCTGTAAGGTTTTCGCATTTGATTTTGAAATCCACCGCCATAACCGCCACGCATGGGGCCACCATAACCACCACCATAACCGCCGCCTTGGCGGCCTCCCATGCCACCGCCTTGCATCTGCTGAAACATCTGCATCATAGTTTGCATAAATTGCATGAATTGTTGCATGCCTCCACCGCCACCCATGCCACCACCCATACCACCGCCAAATCTATTACCCATTGGAGGCATCGGTCGTTGATGAGGATTAAATCCCCCACCAGGCATGATATCCCTACGACCCATAGATAGATGAGGAGGAACTATTCCGGGTGATCGATTCGACATAGGAACTTGAAAATTTGGTTGAGGGGCAAAACTGCCTCCTCCAGGTAATGGAGTCGATAGGTCTGCAATTGGCTGTTGCTGAAGCTGATTAGCCTGGTTCTCTTCTTGGGCTTTTTGATATTTCTTTGCAATCTCAAGAGCCTCTGGGTTTTGCCCGTAAAAATCGTCTACCGCTTTGTAATACGGTCGTTCACTGCTGCCGCCCCCACGAGATCTGCCCGTAACTGGATCAGGGCCGAACATCGCCATGTCTTGAGTCACGGGGCCGCTAGGCTTTTGCGGTAGATGGTAACCCTGTTCCGCAAGAACTTGCTCCAAAGAAGTCGCGCCCCTCTGGCCCATCCGACTGGAGAATTGAGAAGGAGCGCGAAACATTTGCTAGAAGATTCCCTCAAACTTAGTGCCGCGTAATGCCGCTCCACCACCTCGAGACTTACCCGCACCATAAGGTTTAGGTGCGCCAGGATTAGCTACGCTTTCTATCTTCGCGTAATCAACAGTGCCTTGGTCTTTTATGCTGAACTTATCCACAGATACTTTAGGATCTTTGAATGAAGTCTGGCGCTTAATGCCATTAGAGCCTTTCTTTAAATTGCCATAATCGCCTCTGCGTTTCTGGCCTCTTCGAGATGCTCTACCTTCCGTCAATCCGGGCATATCTCTCTCCGGTTATTTAGATTTTTTTTGAGCTTTAGCTTTTGGAGCCGCCTTCTTTTTAGGCGCAGCTTTCTTTTTAACTGTTTCTTGAGCTTTTGGGCTGGGCGCTGATTCAACATCGTCAACTACCTTATCAGTATTACCACCTTCTACTCGTAACTTTTCTGCAGCTCTGGCTTCAGCTTTGTGAACCTCTGCGCGCTTTTCTCTGACGCTACTCATCTATCTCTCCCAAAAAAGTTTTTGGCCATATTCTCTGCTGTCTTGGCCATTTGCGCTTCACGCTGTAACCTGAGTCGATCTTGCGCAGTATCGTTTTTCATGTCAGCAATATCAACCTGAGTTTCCAAACGATCTTCAGCCATATCCATGTTGCGATCTAATCGTTCCTGCTCAATATCAATACGCTGTTGCGCCTCACTGGCTTTACGATCTACATCCGCTGCCTTGATGTCGAGTTCTTCTTTCCTCAACTCAACTAACGGGTCTTCGTTCTGAACTGCAAATTGAGGAGCTAGATCACTCAGTATTTCCGAACTAATCTGAGCCACTTTGTCCTCAAGAATCGGGGCCATTTGTTGTTGCATCTGTTGTAACTGTTGTTGCATCGCAGGATTCTGCATGGCCTGCTGCTGCATCTGTTGCATTTGCTGTTGCATCTGTGTCATTTGAGGATCTTGCATCGCCATCTCTCGCGCTTTGAAATCCACATGCTGATAAACATGACCCTGAATGATAGCCATAGCTGCTGGATTGTTCTGCACAATAGAGCTTTGATACAACGACAAATGCACTGCAATGTGTGCGTCATGATCCTGATCTTCAAACGCCTGTGCGGGTTGTCCCTGAAGCATCGCAGCATTTTCTATCGTAGGTGGCGTAGGCTGTGGCTGTGGAGGAGGAGGTAATATCTGATCTACCTGCTGAATTCCCATCGCCTCATACATTCTGCGATACGCATTATGTATACCCATTGGTCCATGAATCTCTGGATTCGACTGCACCATCTGTAACATTTCTTGCGCCAGCATCACGCGCTGACTCATAGAGAATATATTCGGGTCACTAACCGGAATGATGTCTATACGATCATCAAAATCCGCTGCCATCAGTTGTTGTTGACCATTGGCTATCATGTAGGGATACGCCTTAATCGGGGAGTCCCTGAATACCCGTGCCAACAAATTAAATTCTATGCGCTGTGAATAATGCATGCGTTTATGAATCGCACTCATCACACGGCTACCGCGTTCCAGTAACGCGATGGTTGTTCCTACCGGCGCTTCCTGATTGCCATCCCCCACCTGCATATCGCCAATCGAAGCAAAGCGCTTGCCTGCTTCCACCAACATACCCAGCAAAGAAAGCAATGTGCCACTGGGTTCTTTAAATGGTAATGGCAGTAACGCATCACGTAAGGAACCGCCCGGAGCGTCCATGTCTCTGAACTCACCTGGCTGTAATGGTGTGTCATCGTCGCGTATCCGAATGCCTCTGGCCTTAAAACCCGCAGGTAAATTCGCCAACGTACCCGCGTCAATCAACTGCCGTAAGATCGAGGTCGAAGCCCTCGACAATCCACCAATCATGTGGGTTAAACCAAACCCATAAAAACCTACACCCGGAAGAAACTTATAATGCACAAAGTAATCAATGCGCATACGCATGGGGTCAGGCTGAAGGTAATTTCTACGAATCGATAATACCGAAGATTCTTTCGGAAACAGAGTCACAATGTACGGCAGCTTAATGCCCGTCTCTTCTCCCTTCGCGTCTACATCTTCGAATCCGGGGATATCCAGCTCAACATGCATTTCATACAGTTCTGCTTCGTAATCAGTCGGACCAGAAGGTTTTACGCCCTGAAGCTCATCAATCTCTTCTTCAACTTCGTTGTATCCGTCAACATTACTTCCTCGGCCTGACATCGGAGTCTTTCGATAGAAGCCCACCTGCTGGAGTTTTTTCACCTCATTGGTCGGCATATCAATCACATGCGTAATACGCACCGCACTATCGAGACTGGATGTACCGTAAGGAACAATCAGCTTTTCCGAAGGGATAAATCGAGATACGGGTCGCCCCAAGGACTGATCAAAATGCACTTTACGAAACGCACTGCCCGATAAAGGCAGATAAAACAACAACT